ATATATTAAACTACTATATAATACACTTTAAATAATATCTGTATATGAATATTTAAATTATTAATTATTTCCAATTTTGTCAGACAATAAAATACTTTAAGTTTTTAAAGAGAAAATAATTAATAATATAAATATGAAATATATAATACCAAAAGATATAGAAAAAGATGCTACTGAATATATGAAAGATGTACTATTTGATTTAGAAAATAGAGGTATTTTAGAAGAAGTTGATAGTGCTGCATTAACTATGTTAGCAAGAAATTATTCAATGTTTATTAAAGCTTCTAAGCAATTAGAAAAAGATGGTTTAACTGTAGAAAGTGATAGAGGTAATACACAAGCACACCCATTAATAAAAGTGGTTAATGATGCTCAAAATAAAGCTATGAAGGTTATGTTAGAATTTGGACTAACTGCAAAAGCTAGAACTAAACTACCAGTAAAAGAAGTTGAAGATGATAATTCTGCTTTTTCACAATTCATTAAAAAAGGAAAAGAAACGAGGTAAAAATGAAATTATATTATCAATATTTTAATGATGTTTTAAATGGATCTATAATAGCTAGTAAAAACATTCAATTAGCTTGCACCAGATTCAAAAACGACTTAGAAAGAGATGATTTAATATTTTATGAAAGTAAAGTAGATCGAGCAATTGAATTTATAGGAAACTTAAAACATTTCACTGGAAAACATTCTGGAAAACCTTTTTTACTTGAAGGCTGGCAACAGTTTGTAATTGCTAATATAATTGGCTTCTACTGAAAAGAAACTGATACACGAAGGTTTTCTAGTTCTTACATAGAAGTAAGCAGAAAACAAGGGAAAACAGCATTAGCTGCTGCTTTATGCTTATACTATCTAATAGCAGATGGTGAAGATGGTGCAGAAGTTTTATTAGCTGCAAATTCAAAAGAACAAGCCAAAATAGCATTTGATATGTGTTCTAATTTTGTAAAGGGTTTTGATCCTAAAGCAAAATATTTAACCTCTTATAGAGCAGATATAAAATTCAAATCCACAAATAGTATTTTAAAAGTCCTTGCAGCAGATGATTCTAAATTAGATGGCTTTAATGCTTCATTTGGTTTATTAGATGAATATCACGCAGCACCCAACAGTAAAGTTAGAGATGTAATAAAGTCTAGTATGGGTATGAGAGAAAACCCGCATTTGTGTACAATTACTACTGCTGGTTTTAATAAATCATTACCTTGTTATCAATTAAGAACTGTAGCAATAGAAGTATTAAACACTTTAAAAATAGATGATTCTATGTTTATAGCTATCTTTTCTTTAGATGTTGATGATGATTGAACTGATGAAAAGAATTGAATTAAATGCGCACCTAATTTAGATATAACTGTAACAAAAAAATATATGAAAGAACAAATTATACAAGCTAAAAATAACCCTAGTGAAGAAGTGGGTGTAAAAACTAAAACGCTAAATCTTTGGTGTGATTCAGAAAATGTATGACTTCCAGATGATTATATTTTAAAATGTAGTAAATCAATTGATTTGAATGATTTTAAAGATTGTGATTGTTATGTTGGTGTAGATTTAGCTGTCGTTTCTGATTTAACAGCAGTTTCATACTTAATTGTAAAAGACAATAAGTACTATTTTAAAACTCATTACTACCTTCCAGAATCTGCATTAACCGATAAAGCAGGAAAAGAATTATATAAACTTTGACGTAAAAGCGGACTACTAACAGTTACTGCTGGAAATGTAACTGATTATGATTACATCACTAATGATTTGATGAAATATTCTGAAATAGTTAGTTTACAGGTTGTCGGATATGATAAATATAATTCAACACAGTGAGCTATTGACGCAACAGCAAAAGGTTTACCACTAGTTGAGTATTCACAATCATTAGCAAATTTCAATAAACCAACTAAAGAAATGGAACGGTTAATATTATCTGGTAAAGCAGTAATTGATAATAATGAAATCAATAGATTTTGTTTTAAAAATATTGTTTTAAAATCAGATCACAACGGTAATGTAAAACCAGTTAAACAAATAGGAAAAAATAAAATAGATGGTGTAATTTCTATGATTCAATCTTTAGGTTGTTATTTAGAAATTCCACATTATACAAATGAAATATTCACAATATAATAAAAATGGAACTAAACTGATTTAAGAAGAAAGCACAACCAATAAAAGAAGAACGAGGTGGATTTATAGATTCATTAATGTATAATTCACAAGGTGGTTATACAACTGATCGAGCTATGTTATTATCTACAGTTTATAGATGTGTAGATGTAATTAGTGATTCTGTTGCACAATTACCTTTAGAACCTTATTTGATAGATGGACAAGGATATAAATCAAAATTTATATCACATCCAACATACAGAATTTTAAATAAAGAACCTAATTCAAATATGAGTAGGTTTGATTTTATAAAAGCATTAATTGTTAGTGTTCTTTTGAGGGGTAACGGTTATGCATATATAGAACGAGATAAAAATGGTAATGTATTATCATTACAATTTGTAGATAGTAATTTTGTTACTCTAGTACCAACAGACATAGCAAAAATAAATAATACAATTAGATATTCTGTAGTAGGAATTAATACACTAGTAGAATCTATTAATATGATTCATATTAAAAATTTCACTTATGATGGAATACACGGAATTAGCACACTTCAACACGCTGCAAAAACATTAATATTATCTACAGATTCAGAAGCACACGCTGCTGGATTTTTTAAAGGCGGTGCAAATTTAGCAGGTATATTAAAAGTTGATGGTGAAGTTACACCAAAACAACAATCTGATATTAAATCTAGTTGGGCAACTGCATTTAGTCCTTCTACTGGTAATCCAAACGGAGTAGCAGTTATTAAGGGAAATATGACTTATCAACCAGTTTCTGTTAGTCCAGTTGATTCACAACTTTTAGAAACTAGAGAATTTAATGTAATTGATATTTGTAGATTTTTTGGAGTTTCCCCGGTTAAAGCATTTGATCTATCTAAAAGCAGTTATTCAACTGTAGAAGCAACACAATTATCATTTCTTACAGATACACTTTCACCACTATTAGAAAAGATAGAACTAGAATTTGAACGAAAATTATATAAACCTTCTGAAAGATCTAATATCACTATTAAGTTTGATACATCTGTACTATTAAGAGCAGATAAAGCTAGTTTAGCAGAGTATTACAACAAGTTATTTCTTATTGGTGTAATGACTATAAACGAAGTTAGAAAAGCATTAGATCTACCTGCTTTAGAAGATGGTGATAATAGTTTTGTACAAGTCAACACAGTAACATTAAAAAATGCAGTAAAAGATACACAATTAGAAACAAGTACAGAAAATGAAGGAATTAAGAAACAGTAGTTGAGAATTAAGAACATTAGAAGAAAGTAGAACTGTAGAAGGTTATGCTTTGAAATTTAATAAAGAATCAAATGATTTAGGTGGATTTATAGAAATGATTCAACCAGAAGCATTAGATGGAATTATTGCAAAATCAGATATACTTTGCTTGTTAAATCACAATGAAGATAGAGGTGTTTTAGCACGTTCTAAATTTGGTGCTGGTTCATTAAATTTAGAAGTAGATGCAGAAGGTTTAAAATATAAATTTGAAGCACCAAAAACAGCTTTAGGTGATGAATTATTAGTCGGTTTAAAACGAGGTGATATAACAACTTCTAGTTTTGCTTTTACAATTGAAAGTGATGTTTGGGAAAAAAGATCAAACGGAACTTATATTAGAAAGATCACAAAATTTAAAGAATTATTTGATGTTTCACCAGTATATAAAGAAGCTTATCCAGATACAACTATTGCAATTAGAAAAATGAATGATTTGAATGCAGAAGTATTAAAAGAAGATTTAAAAGTATATTTTGAACTATTAAAAAATAAAATTAATTAATGAAAAACACATTGGAATTATTGGATGAAAAAGACCAATTAAAGAAAAGAGCACAAGAAATTGTATCTGGTGCTGAAAAAGAAACTAGAAAAATGAATGATGTAGAAGATACAGAATTTGATTCTATTACTAAACAGCTTGCAGAAAAAGATTCAGAAATTAGAAAGATTGAAGAAGATAATAAAAGGAATTTAAATAAAGTAAAAACAAAACAAACAAACCAAACTATGGAAAATTTTTCATTATTGAAAGCTATTAATGATGTAGCTAACAACCGTCAATTAGACGAAAGAGCAATAGAAATTACTAACGCTGGACAAGCTGAATTTAAAAGATCAGGTCAAAATACACAAGGTCAAATTGTATTACCAATGGAAACCAGATCTACAATTTCTGCAACAGTAGCAACTGCTGGACAAGAAATAGTAGCAGAAGATAAATTAGGAATTTTAGAACCTCTTAGAGCAAATTTAGTAATGGTTCAAGCTGGTGCTACATATATGACTGGTTTAACTGGTACAGTATCTATTCCTGCTTATTCTGGAAGTAATGTATTATGAGCAGGCGAAACCGCTGCTGCAACAGATGGTGCTGGTTCATTCACAGAAGTAACTTTAGAACCAAAAAGAATAACTGCATTTTTAGATATTTCTAAACAATTTTTGATTCAAGATTCATTAAGTGCAGAAGCTATGTTGAAATCTGATATTGTAAAAGCAATTTCAAACAAATTAGAATCAACAGTTTTAGGTTCTGTAGCTGGTTCTACAACACAACCTGCTGGACTTTTAAACGGTGTAGTTGCTGACGTTGCAGATGTAACTTATTTAGAAGTTGTAGCAATGGAAACAACTTTGGAATCTGCTAATGTAACTGGTAAGAAAACATTTATTGTTTCACCTGCTGCAAAAGGTAAATTTAAATCAACTTTAAAAGCTGCTGGTGTAGCTGCTGGTTATTTAATGGAAGGAACAGAAATTAATGGTTACAATACATTATCAACTTCTGCTGTACCTTCAAACGGTGTAATTTTCGGATGCTTTGAAGATTATGTTATTGGACAATGGGGCGGAATTGATTTGACAGTTGACCCATATACACAAGCAGCAAACGGAAAAGTTCGTTTAGTAATCAATGCATATTTTGATGCTAAACCTCGTAGAACTGAATCTTTTGTAAAAGCAATTTTAAAATAAGATATAATATATGTATTTAACACTAGATCAAGCAAAAAGACATTTAAATCTGGAATCAGAATATATAGATGATGATGATTATATTGCATCATTAATGCAAGTAGCAGAAGCAACTGTTGAATTACATATTAATCAAAAATTAATTGATGTTGCTGCAAATAATGGTGAGGTTTTACCCTTGCCATTATTGCAAGCAATGTTATTAATGGTTGGTAATTTATATGCAAACAGGGAAATGATAAGTTTTGCAACTAAAACTGCTGAAATTCCTTTTAATTATAGATACCTTTTAGACTTTTACCAAAACTATTTAAACTAATGATAGCAGCAGGAACACTATTATACAAATTGATCTTTAAAGAGATTCAGAATATACAAAGTAATTCGGGTGCTGTTACAAAAACAAAAGTTGAATTATTTAAATGTAAAGCAGCTAAGGTTAAAAATAGTGGTAATTATTTAGTTGATGCTAAAGAATTATTTCACACAAATACTTTAGATTTTAAGATCAGATATAATAAATTATTGAATGATAAATTGATAATTCAATATGAAAATAATGATTATAATATAACTTCATTTGATAGAAATCTATTTGATAATACTGTAAATATTACTATTGAAAAAATTAATGAATAATGGATGTACAAACTACTTTAATAGATTTTGAAAAGGTTTATAGATTAATTGATGGATTATCTAATATAGATAAAGATAAATCAATTAAAGAGGGTTTAAGGGCTGCAACTAATGTATTTATTAATGCAGGTCGTACAAATTTAAGATCCAGAATGAAAAGTAAAAAAGGTGATTCTGGTAATTTATTAAAATCCTTTAAAAACAAATTAAAACGTAAATCATTAGGTGCTTTAGCTGGATTTAATCAATTGGGGATGCATTCACATCTTATTGATATGGGAACAGAAGAAAGAACAACATCAAAAGGTTATAATAGGGGTAAAGTTACAGGAAATAGTTTCTGGACAGATGCAATTAATAGTAATGAAAATACTGCAATAAATAAAGTTTATGAAGGTATTGAACGAGGTGTAACAAGAATATTAAATAGAAATTAAGATGATAACAAAAGCATTTACAAAATTCAGTATAACAACTGATATAAGAAAACTATTGATTGAAAATGTAGAATTAAATTCTTTAATTAATAATCAAATTTATCCAATAATTGCACCAGAAGGAACTACAGAAGATTTTATAATCTATTATAGAGATAAGTATAGTAAATCTTATTCAAATTTTGGTGTATATAATGA